CAGATAGCGCTGCGGTGTCGTGATGGCGCTGCTCTGGTCCTCTAGGCGCTTCTTCGCTTCCGGTGGCACGTTGATCCCGTAGCGGGCCGCCTGGATCCGCAGGAACTCGGCTGGCGATGGTGCCAGCGCATCCGCGGCGGCACGCCTGATCTGGGGGGAGAAGCCGCCACCGTTCGCGGCGTTCACAAGCTCGCGGCCGATCGCCTCCTTGCTCAGGATCGACTCGTTCTGGTAGTTCCGCAGCCGCTGCTGCCGGTTGGGCATCGTGTCGAGCTGCCTGGTGTCGAAGGTCGGCGGCGCGGGAGGCCCTGCTGGCTTGCCGCTGGGCTTGGGTGCGTTGGGATCCGGCGCCATCGCGTTGAGCCCTGGCAACGAGGGCGCACCGGAGACGCGCCCGCCGGGAAACAGGCGATTGAATGCCGCCTGGTTCTTGGCTGCGAACTCTGCGGCGGCACGGCTCGCCACCTCGTAGGTCTCGCCAGGGTCCAGCGGCCCCCCTTTCTTCGCAGCGGCTGCAGCGACAGCGCTATTCACCGCCGGGTACATGGCCGCGTTGAACCGCCGGACCGACTCGGCCACGTTGGCGGCCCGCTCGGTCCTGGCGTTGGCGCTGCCGGCCCGCTGAAGCTCCTTGTAGTCGGCCCCGTAGTTGGCGGCCAGGCCCGCATCCTTGGCCGCTTCCACCGCCCGGTTCACCTCAGCAGAAGCGAGGGTGCTGGCCTTGGAATCCTTGCTGCGGATGATCGATTCGAGCTTCGATGCCGTCTCCCCGAACTTTGCCGGGTTGATCTGCCCGCGCATCGCCGCCAGCTCCCGCCGCAGGGCCGCCGGGTTGAAGTCGGCGCCCCAGCTGTCGCGGGCCTGGGCCAGCACCTCCTCGCCGGCATCCGGGGCATAGCTCTTCCCCTTGATGTCGATCTGGAGACCCAGCTGGTCATTGATCGCCTTGAGCAGCGGCGCCACGGGGGCGCCCGGGTTCTCCTGCCGGAACCGCGCCAGGATCTGGTCGGCCCGCTGCACCATGGCGGCCTGGTCGAGGGGGCCTTCGTTGCCGGGCTGGTAGATGCCCCCCAAGGCTGGCAGGTTGCCGGCGGCCGGGGCGCCGTTGATCAGCATGTCCGAGAAGTTCTGGACCCCCTGCTCCTCCAACTGCTTCTGCCTCGCATAGCCGTACTTCATCTCGATGTCGATCGATGCCTCGGGGAACATCTGCGCCAGCGTCTGCTGCACCGCTCGCTTGGCCACCGGATCCCAGTACGTGGGCCCCGCCTTAATCCGGTCCACAATGTTCTTGAACACCGGATCTTGCCCATAGGCCGCTTCAGTTCGCAGTGCTTTGTAGACCGTTTCCGCCAGCTTCAGCGGCTGCCCGCCGTTCCCCATCAGGCCGGAGTGGTAGGCCAGGATCTTGGCCGCCTGGGTCATCACCTCGGCCTGTGCGTCCTCGTTGAAGGTGGGGCTTTTCCGGTCGAGCATCACCCCTGGGCTGCCGATCGTGATCTGGGGTGCCTTGCTCAGCGCCTGCCGCTGCACATCCATGACCAGGCTGCGGATCTGCCCGGCGGCCACCCCCGGCAGGGTGCTGTCGAGGAACTTCACCCGGTCCTCGCGGGCCCGGTTGTCGACCTTCTCCTCGGCCGCCGTGATCTTCGGCAGGGCGTAATTCAGGAAGCCCGGCGATGTGATGTCCAGTCCAAACTTCTCGGTGAGCTGCTTGATGTAGCCCGCCTTCAGCTGCGCCAGGGCCCCCTGCCCCTTGTCGGGCGAGAGGAACATGGCTGGGCCCATCTCCTCGTAGGCGCCCAGCATCCCCGCCTCGGCCTCGGCACCGGCCAGCTTCGCCAGCCCCCGCTGCACCCCCTGCTCCCGGTAGGGGTTCAGCAGGTTCATCAGGATGCCGCCTTCCGGGTCGCGTTTGCCCAGTTCGCGGTTGGCCTTGGCGTAATCGAAGGCGCCCGCCTCGTTGGTCGCATCCGCCTGGCTGAGGGCCCGCAGCGCCATGTTCTTGGCGAAGACCTGCGCCTCCCCCTGCCGCGATGCCCAGCCGGCGGCAGCTTCCCCCGCGCCCTGCAGCACGCTGGTGATGTTGGCGTTGAATGGCGCCAGCGCTTGCGCCAGCTCCTGGAATCGGTTGACGCCGCCGTAGCTGGCCTGGTCCGGGCCTCGAAGCGTGGTGATCCCCTGCAGCTGGGGCAGGGCCGGCGGCCCCGCAATGGCGCCCGCCTGGATCTGCGCCGGCTGGATGAAGGCCTGCACCGGCCGGGCTTCCGGGTTGACCTGACCCAGGGGGAGATTCGTTTCCATCAGTTGCCCTTGGGCTCAGCGGCCTTCTTCATCCCGGCCGCGCTGTTCATGTAGGTGCCCACACCACCCAGCAGGGCCGACCCGATCCGCAGCGCCGCCGGGCCGCCGCCGGGCCCAGGGCCGGTCATCGACGGGGCCGCCGGCTGCATCAGCGCCGGCATAGGCGCAAACGGCTCCATCGGCTCGATGTAGACCGTTGGCGTGTAAAACTGCTGGCTGTTCCACTCGCTCAGATACCGGCCCACCAGGGCGGTCTGTTCCCGGTTGAACTGGTTGCGCTGCAGGCCCTCGTTGATCCGGGCGATCGTGTTGTAGTCGCCGGCCTGCTTGGCATAGTTGTTGATCAGTTGATCGACGGACAGGCCCTCGGCATCCATGGCCTGCACCGATGCCCTGGCCTGCAGCGTCCGCCAGCCGTACTGCTGCTGGGCGACCGCGGCTTGCATCGCCACTTCCTGCAGGCGGTTCGATGCGGCTTGCGAGTTGCCGATAAACTCCGCGCCAGCGGCGGCCCGGGTGTCGCGCACCACGTTGGCCTGGTTGATCTGCTTCGCCAGCTCGAAGCTCTGCAGCTGGTGGACATAGCCCAGCTGCTGCTGGTACTGCACCTGCTGTCCCCAGAACTGATAGCGAGCGTTTGCATCGCTGAAGCGCTGGTTCTGATCGGCTTGCCACTGCGCGAACCGATTGGTCGCCTGCTGGAAGGCGCTCTGATTCAGGTAGTCCTGCTTTGCGGCCGCGCTTTGCTGCCCGGCCCCGAACAGGTTCAGCGCCGTGCTGACACCCGCAACGCCTGCGCTGATCGGATCGATGATCACTTCGGCACCCCTTCAAACCTGCAGAACAGAGCGCAGCTGGGGCCGAACGGGGCCGGCGGGTGAACCGTGAACCCCAACGATTTCAACCACCGAATCGAGCCCATGTTTTTGGCAAAAACCCAGTTACTGAGCGGACCATAGCGCTGGAGGCAGCGGCCTACCCAGCCCTGCCCCTCCCGGATGAACTGCCGCCGGTTGGCAGCAGTGGCCAGAAGTCCATCAGTGCAAAGCAGCCAGATCACGCCGCCTTCGCAGACCCCGCACAGCGCCACTGGCACGCCGCCGTCGTCAATCACGGCATGGCATTCGTGGTCGAGACTGGCCTGCCAGCTCTGCCGCACGGCTTCGAGGGGGCTCAGGCGATCGCTCAGCCACACCTCGCGGCGGTCCGCTTCCCGCAGGTTGTGGCCGATGAAGTCCACCACATCGCTGGTGGCCATGGCCCATCTCATTGCTGCACCGCCCGGCCCTTGCCGGTAATCAGCCCGGTCCATTCCATGCTCGAGAATTTGCATGGGTGCGCGGTGTCGTTTTCGATCGTGACCGTGATGTTCTCCCCCCGGCCGAACATTGGGATGCGGAACACCCCCTCCTGGCCCTGATCCACACCCTGCAGCAGGCCCACCGTGCTGCCCGGGAAGGTGTAAACGGCCTCGTCGCGGTTGCCGGTGGGCGTGACCCGCACCTGGAAATAGCCGGTTTCGTGGTATCTCAGCCGGGCCTGGCGGATCTGCGCCCGCAGCGTGTTGCTGGCCACCTGCCCGCCGCCCTGGGTCCGCATCGCCTTGAACCGCGAGGGCCGGTAACGGAACGGGTAGAGCTCTCCGAACCAAACCTGCGCTGCCGACCAGTCGCCGCGGGCCGTGATCGTGTTGCCGCTGCTGGCAGCTCCCAGCAGCACCCCGCCCTGGTAGCCCGGCTGGTAGGCGGACCATGCCTGGGTCGCGGCTCTGATGGTGAACGGAAGGGTCCAGGTCGTCACCTTCGTCACGGCGTTGTAGGTGCCGGCTGGCACCCGCACGGCGGCCGGGCTGGCGGTGGTGGTGCTCACCCAGCGATCAAGCAGCAGCGGGTACGGCGCCGCGGCGATCGACTGCCGATCGAGCACCGGCATCTTCTCCAGGAACACCTCCGGCCCGCGCTGGACCAGGAGGTAGAGCGTTTCCTGGATCGCCACGATCGACAGGATGCCGTCAGCACCAGGCAGCTCCCAGTGGCCCCAGCTGGACTGGGCACGCTCTACCCCGCTGCCACTGTTGCGGTACAGGAACTTGTAGGTGTAGATCCTGTTCGTGTAGCCGGCCTTGCTGCTGATGCAGTACAGCGAATTGCCGGTATCGTTTGCCGCAAGCTGAAAAATCCCAGACGGGATGTAGCTGCTTACGTGATCAGTAATGCTGTCAGCGTCGCCCACCAGCGCAGTGCCGGCGCCGCGCACGGAGAACTGCCGCAGCTGGCTCCAGTCGCCGTTGGACTGGCAGAACACAACCGACCCGCCCATCTGGATTGGCCGCACCCCTGTGTCAATTTCATAGCTTGTCAGGATCGTAATCGCATCCGTTGCTGGCGTTAGCGCGGCATCAGTCGCATAGGATCTGAATTGATAATCATCGCTGAATAGCAGCATCTCCCCCTGGAACGGCACCGCATACCGCAGCACACTCACCTTCGAGCTGCTGGCGGTCTTATCGATCGGGTCCGAATCCAGAACCGTTGTCACGGTCTCCGGGAAGAACGAGAAGAAGTCCTTCGCTCTGCTGAAGATTCGCTTCTCGTCCGCCAGGATCCCCAGTCGCCCGCGATGCACGAAGATGTCGTTCACCGTTTGGTCAACGAAGCTCGGGTCCGGGGCCGATTCGCTGTCGCCGGCTGTCCGCTGCCCCCACGTCGGAAGCGTCAGGCCCGTCAACGCCGCACCGTTGAGGGGCCCGAAGTACCACGTTCCCGCCGGCAGCCGCACCAGCACCTGCGGCATGGTGGCGGGATCCAGCTTGTACCGAGTCCCCGGCGCCACGGTCTCCTCCCAGGCGCCCTCGCCGAAGGTGCCGGCGCCAGAGCGGGGCGCGAACTTCAGGTAGTAGCCGTCGAAGTTGTTGGTCGGGTCGCCCGTCACCTCCACCTGGTAGCCCTGGGGTGCAATCGCCGGAAGACTGGTGAACGACTGCACCGAATTGGTGATCGCGGTGATGTCCGCGTTGGCCCGGGCATCGGTGGCGCTGATCGTGATTGTGCTCGCGCTGGTGAGGTGCAGCACCGATCCGGCTCGGGCGATCGAGACACCAGCCACGCCGGCCAGGGCCGTCTTGATCTGTTCGGCGATGTCTGCCGTGCTGATCGCCGTGCCGGCCGTCGTCGTCGTCGTCACCGTGGCCAAGGTGCCGTTCACGTTCACCCGGTAGGACTGGCCGTAATTGGCGGCCTTCACCCACACCAGGGCTTCATTGGCCGCCGGCCTGGCCACAGCGGGGGCCACCGCCGCGTCCATCGCCACCACCTTCAGTGAGCTGGCCACGAAGGTGTAATCGGCCACGGTGCCGCACCGGATCTGCCGCTTGGCGTCCGTCACACCGGAGAGGTAGCCGTAGCCGCTGGGGGCGCTGACGGTCTGCGCCACGCCGTCGAGATCGAACACCTTCACGCTGCTGCTGCTGATCACCGCCAGATACCGCTCGCTGCGGTCGCGCAGGATCGCGTGAACGAACACATCGCCCAGGCTGGTGGAGCTCACCCTGGCCAGGGTCTGCGTGGGATCCCGCTTGCGTAGGCCCTCGGCGCTGCTGCTGACCGCGTTGATCTGTAGCTCCGCCTGGGTGGGATCCCGCTGCGCGTCCGGTTGCTGGCTGACCCCCTGGATCAGGTTCGGAACCGTGGAGGTGAAGAGTTCAGCCATTAGAAGAACAAACCTGGATAGCCGCGACCCGCTAACCCAGCAGCAGGGTTGAAGGTGCCGAACGGCAGCACCCCACGCTGCCCGCTCAGGCTGTTGGGCTGGAGCTGCTGCAGCTCGTTCCGGTCCAGCTCGGTCCTGGCCATCAGCAGGTCCTGCTGGGTGTAGCCCTCGATCGAGTCGGACCCCAGGAATCGATTGGCAAAGGCCCTGGCGCCCAGGATGCTGATGTACCGATTGAACACCTCCGGGCAGTCATCCCACGGCAGCGTCCACACCACGTCGGCGGTGAGCTGCGTGACGGCGGCACCCGTCAGCACGTAGGTGCGGTTCACCCGGTCGTAGACCCGTTGGCCCCGGAGGATGAAGCGCCCGTCCCACTGGAATGGGTCGGGGGCAAAGCGGGTGAGGTTCGATGGCACGGTGATGGTGCCGTCCGTGGCCACGGCGAAGGGGTAGTCCTGCTCGCTGTTCCAGCTCCAGCCGCGGGTCTGCTCCTGCTTGTGGAACTCCAGCAGGGTGCGCTCGGCGATGCTGGATTCC